CATAGAAGTCAGTAGTCTGCATCTTGAGGGCTTCCCGTATTGGTAGCCCTAAGAATATCTCTGCAGCTTTAAGGGTCTTGAAATTACTCTCCCCCTCTTCAATCTGCACATACTTCTGATACTGCCCGATGGTTAACTCATTAGCATTCTCAGGGAATTGTACCTTAACGTACTGCGTATCTCCCATAATTAGGTCTTGTTAGTTTATTGTAGGTTGCGTATCGCATAGCATCAATGGCGTGGTTAAATGCATCTATAGGTTTGTTGAGTAGCTTACCGTTCTTGTCCTCTACCCATTTATAGTTCCTCATCTCTTTAACCAGGTTGTGACCTACTGCGTGCAGCTTGTATCTCTTGAGTACGTCAATACCTGCATTGATGGAGTCAGCCCCCTTCTTGGTGGGCTTGACATTCCATCCCATCCTATACAGTTCCTCTATACTCTTAGGCTCTGCACTATCAGCATATATCTCTGCCCTGCGGTCAATGCCTAAGGCTCTCATCTTTTCTGAGATGTCCCTGTTCGTGAGGTTCGTTTCGTATATAAGTTCTTTCGCATAAAGACTATGGTCATCGCCATATACCGCCACGAGAGAAGTGGGGTCATTAGTGAAACCAAAGTCCATACCATAGGAGAGGAATTTAGCCTGTTCGGGAACTTCCTCTTCCACAAACGTAAAAACCGTTGCCTTGCTCTGACCCCTTTCACCCAATCCGTATATGCGCCAATAATCTTCATCCGTATCCCTGAGCCTCTCAATCTCAGATACAATAGTAGTATCAAGAAAGGGATTGTCAACATAGGTAGACTTGATGAAGGTAACATCGTCTCTTGTGAGTAGCTTGTCGTATATCCAATGGAAGTCATCGGAGGGGTTGTAGTCGAGGTATATCTTTTCGGTGGTTCTAACAAGGAGTTGGAAGAAGTCTTCCCAAGTAAGCTCGTTTGCTTCATTACAGAATAGGTAGTTCCTTCGTGCACCTCTCTTCTTCTGAGGTTGGTCAAGGCTGACAAACTCAATGATGTTTCCGTTGAGCCTGTAGATATGCTCTGATTTGTTATGATCCTTCTCATTGTATAGACCTGCATTAGTAAGTATCTCAATAAAGTCCCTCATAGCCGTCATTTTAAGTGACGGCAGGGACTTCCTTACAATAGTAAACACCTTACCCCTCTCGGATAAAGCAAGCACCATTATAAGCTGTAAGAGTGAGTAGGTCTTACCAGAACGTGTACCCCCTTGATTAACTACAATCTTAGTAGGGGCATTCCAATTCCTCTCAAATATCTCACTCGTCTGTAGGGCTACGCTTGACAATTTCTATCTTGACTTCGTTAATAGTTTCATCTGTCTCAATCTTATTCTCTACCCTTGCTAGTTTAGGGGTGGTGTACTCCGCCATCTTGTTAATAATATCCAAGGCCTCTTTAGGTGAGTCCTTAGCCACCTTGTTTAACCAAGTGGTCATATTCTCTAGGTTATCCTCTACGAGCTTTGTAAAGGCTTCTCTAATGGCGTTGGTGTTCTTGTTAGGTGTACCCTTTGCTCTGCCACCTTTCTTCTCTTGTCCTTCTTTAAACGGCATACTATTATATTCTACTTTAGTATGTTAACCTAAAACTCTACAAATCGTTTTAGGAGTTCCTGTTCATCTCTAGCGAGTTGCCCCCTTAGGTGCACTTGTATGAGTACATCTAAGAGGGCTTTGTAGTTGTGCTTGTTGATAAGCATAAGTTCAGTACCTGGCTGCATCAGAACTTTAGTAATCGTTTCCTGCGTTCATATTTCCTGATGAGGTTGCCTAGGTTGTACAGGTGTTTAGATGTCCCCTCGTTAAAGCCTGTGTGGGCTGACGAGGTGACTGTGTTTATTATCTCCCATCTGAGGTCTGTGATATATAGTGATGTATATCTAAGGTGTCGTTTCTTGCGGAGGTAGTTCTGTATTCTCTTCTTCATCTGATTTAACTTTTTTGATAGCATTCCGTTCAACTATGCGCTCGGCAATTTTGTTGCCGACTCGCTGCATTGCCCGTCTTGATCTTCGGTTGGGCTTATGGTCATTATTTTTCATACCTGTCTAGCTGTTTCCTAACCTCTTTACAGCGTAGGTATTCCCTACGCAACATATAAACCACCATTATGGTAACAAGGATTAGACTAATCATTCTCTATACCGTTATCATCTAAATCTCGTAGACATAAATCTGTTATACTCATCTCTCTTTGGTGTTAAAGGTCGTGTTCTATGTTCTGTCTCTCAATATACCTGCGCCACATATTAGCAGCCCAAGCCTTTCTCTGCATCTTGTTAGGATACACCTTTCTTAATCTCGCATTTGCTATGCGTAGGAATTGTTCCATCTGTTTCATAGTAATTTGTTGTGAATGGTTTGTAGCATCTCTTTGTGCTGTGGGTAGTCACCGTACTTCAAGTGGCAAGGGCGGCATACCGCCATAAGGTTTTCTATAGTGTCCCTATCCTTACTGCCCCCGCTTCCCCTGTTCTCTATGTGGTGGATGTCCACGGCCCTAGAGCCGCAAACCTCACACCCTATAAAGTCATCTAAGACATAGCCGAAATAGTTCATATATATCTTAGTGTGCTTTTTCACAACTCTCCGCTAATGGTATAGTTATTTACCTCTTGCTGAATCTCCTCCAGAGTTCGATCCTCGAAGAAGTCGCTGTACTGCTGAAGGGCGTACATCACCTTCTCCTCTCCCTTATTATAGAAATCCTCAGAGACTGAGTACACCCCTACATCACAACTTAGTTTATCTATGACCAAGAACTTAAACTTGGTGTAGTCTACATTGAATAGACGGCAGTAGATATACACCTGAACATCATAAGAGTATTTATGCCTTGCTGAATACACAAAGTTCCTGAGGTCTGAAGATGTCTTCAAATCAATTATAGTACCATCATTCTTTATGATGTCGGCCTTACCCCTGAAAGGATACCCCTCTATGTAGTCAACGGCAGGCTGTTCAAATGAGGCATCTCGTAGTAGCTCTACTGCTTGGTGATTCTTGAACAGGGCTTCAGTCATACGCTCTGCAAGTTTACGCTCCTTTGTAGTGTAGAGTAAGTGGTTGGGATGTTCCGCTTTCGCCTCTTTCCACTTCTTAGCGTTCTTACTAGCCACATCAATAAACGTCATCTCATCTATCTTGTGTGGCTCTAGTATCATTGTGTGGATGAGCCTACCATCCCGTAGGGCTTGGCTGTTAGTCTCCTCCCCGTACTGCATTAGATTGTAGTACGTCCTAGGGCTGTCGAGTAGCTTCTTTAAGTTGCTGCTACTAAAAGCCACCTTACCAAGGTAGCCATAGTAGAAGTCATCATCGTGGGCTTTGTCTACGAGGTAGCTTTGGTCGTGCTCCTCTCCGTTTAGCATTCTGATTTTCATATATATTCTATTTGGTTAATCCCATTGCAAGCAAAAAGCGTTGCCCCTTGTCAGGGTCAATGCCTTTTATCAATCTATAAATAAAGGCAGAGGCTCGCTTTGTAGAAGCTACCTCCGCCTTTGTACTATCTATCCCTAGGTTAGTGTATAGGGATGCATCTATTTTTAGGAGTTCATCTATCGTCTCCTTGTCCGTTAAGGCATCCTCAAATACTATCTGTGCCTTGTAAATCGCTTCAGTGTGCTTCATCATTTCTGTAGTTGTATTTGACGTTCTACTATATTTTCATCATCACATTCGCAAGAAGAACTACTACACTCTCGGCAGCAGTTGCACTGCCAATCGTCATAACTAGTCTCACCACATATCTCACAGGTAGCATCGTGGTACTCCTGATAGCTTGCAAGTTCTCTGTCTAGGTAGTCCATTATACAGGTAGATTAAATAGGTTCTCAATCAACTCATACAATGCTAGCATTCCTGTGATCCCAACCAGAACCAAGAGGGATGCAGCACCACCATAAACAATGTTTTCCTTTCGTGTAAATACTCTTTTAGACATAAGCATAAAATTTAGTTATGCTCGAATATACACAAAATAGTTAACAATCTAAAAGCTAATTGTCCTCATTTATTTTTTTCGCTAGGGCAATGGGTAGGAATCCCACCTCCTTGACTACCTTTCTTCTGTCAGGGAAATCGGTGGTCTTAGGGAGACCCCCTTTCATTTCCCATTTAATATCCTTTATCTCTCCAAGGTTAAAGGCATAGATACCTTCAGGTGTTGAGTTAATATAAAACGGTAGTGTTCCGTGCTTCTCTGCTCGCAACATCAAAGCATCATACTTGTCCTTCTCTATTAGAAGTTCATCGTAGTGAGTCCTGCGACACTTAAGTTCAATATCCATATTCCACTTCTTGCTGAAGCAGTCGTACCTGGAATACTGCTCACCACTCTGTTCGAGGTCAGCTATAAAACAAGCCTTGATAATGAGAAAAAGTTTACTCTCGGTCATACTCAGTGTATACCTTTCTCAATTCATTTATCCAAGACTTCCAAGTCTTAGGGCTACAGCTACAAGGTATATCAAACTTATGATTAAACACCCTAGCGTGAATCTCGGCTAAAGGTCGTGTATACTTCTCTGGTACATTCGTGCCGTCAAAGGTCGCATAGAAGTCCTTTAAAAACTCATACTCTTTCTCCTCCAAGCATTCGGTATGCTTGTACGGAAAGATTGCATTTAGTTTCTTCTTGCGCTCATCACATCCACAGTCTACACCCGTAGCCTCTGTAAACATCTTAACAGCTTTCTTTATACCTGTGGCTTCTGTGATCTTCTCAACAGTGTCACCTAATCCCTTACTCTTAGTTGAGGATTTCTTTTTTGTACTCTTCGTACTCTTCGTAGAGGTTTTCTCTG